AATATTGGTAATATTCATAAGAAAAAAGATGATGATTTAACATTTAATGTAGAATAATTTTTTTATTTAAATAATTTTTGTGTATATTTGTAAAATTAATAAAAATAATAAAATTATGAAAGAAAAAAATAATACAAAGAAAAAATATCCTTTTAATGAAGGAGAACCTTACTGGACTATTGAAAATGACTGTATAACTTGTTCATTCTGGAATCATGAAAGTGAAAAAAATCATGATAAACATCCTAATAAAAAATATTTTAATTCAGAACAAGAGGTAAGAATAGAATTTAGAAATATTTAAATTATGACAAAAATTCAAGAAAAAATAATTAAAATACAACAAATAATAGAAAAAGATTCATATAGAAAATTTATGATTTTTTTATCACATGTTGATGATGTTGTTCATTTTGATTTTAGAAATATTAAATATTCTAAAGAAAATAAAACTGGTTTTGATAAGACATTTGATTTAATGAATGAATTGGGATTATTATATATTGCATATAAAGCTGATGGAATGAATACATTTTATAATATTTCAAATTATAATATAAATACTCAATTGATTATTGATTATTTAGAAAAAGATGCAGATGTTAATGCGTATTTAAATAGAGATTTAAGAACAAATAATAGATTAAATAAGAAATTTAAGAATATCATCAAATTATTAAAAGAAACATATAAAATTAAAAATGAATAAAAGAGAAGATTTTTTTGATAAATATATGATAATAACTCCTTTAATAATAGCTATTTTGGGAACTATTGGGTTATTTGTCATAACATTTGGTACCATACGAATAAGCACCGGCTAACTCCGTTAATATTTTATGCTTTTATTATATGTGGATTAATGATATTTTCAATATTATGGCAAGCACCCAAGATAACCAATTATTTAAATAAAAATAACCAAATTAAATAAATAATTAAATAGAAAAACAATAATAAATAATTAATTTAAATTAAAAATATGAATAATATGAATAAAGATTTTACAAAATTTGCAAAAAGTCAAGGAATATCAAGTATGAATTTACATAATTACAATAGTATTGTAAGTAAACAAATTAAAAACAATAATTATATTTCTCCAACAATTATTGAAGAAAGACAAATGAATGTTGCACAAATGGATGTATTTTCCAGACTTCAAATGGACAGAATTATTTTTTTAGGAACTGATATTAATGATTATGTTGCTAATGTAATTCAAGCACAATTATTATTTCTTACATCAACTGATCCAGAAAAAGATATAACAATTTATATTAATAGTCCTGGTGGTAGTGTTCATGCAGGATTAGGAATTTATGATACTATGCAATTAATTGAACCTGATGTAAGCACAATTTGTACAGGAATGGCAGCATCAATGGGAGCTATATTATTAACTGCAGGTCAAGATGGTAAAAGATTTGCATTACCACATTCAAGAATACTTATACATCAACCAATGGGTGGAACCCAAGGTCAAGCATCTGATATGGAAATTGTAGTTAAACAAATCAATATTCTTAAAAAAGAATTATATGAAATTTTATCCTCTCATTCTGGACAAACATATAAAAAGATTGAAAAAGATTCAGACAGAGATTATTGGATGATTGCTCAGGAAGCAAAAGAATATGGTTTGATTGATGATATTTTAAAAAGAAAATAATATTAAAATTAAAAGAAAAAAAGAATTAACATTAACTGAAGTAAAAGAAAGATTTTATATTATCCATAAAAATACTGGTTGGGAAGGTTGGATTGATTTTTTATCAAAAAATAATAAAAAAGAACCATTAATTTTTTAATGGCTCTTTTTATTTTTCTATAATAACTTGATTATTAATTAATCAATTGAAAAGAAATCATCTGCAGCAGTAACATCATCATTTTGAAATGATTCAACTTCTTTTTTCTCGGTTGATGTAGCTTGTTGATTTGCAACATAAACTTCTTCTCCATTCAAATTAGCGAATATTGAATTAATTTTTGTTAGCATTTCATCATCCCATATTTTAGGTTTATAATCATCTAAATTCACCTCTTTTACAGTTAAAAATTCTTTAATTTTTATTTGTACTTTTGAATTTGAAATTTTACCATTTTCATCAATTGGTACAGATCTCCATATTTCTTTTTTTTCGTCATAAAGTCTAAGTGGTTCTGTATCCGTAAATGCAGACGTATCATAATTTTGATATCCTGCTTTTTCTTTGATAATTAATTTAAAATCTTTCCCATAAATTATATCAAAAACATTTACACTTTTCCCCGACACTTCTCCTTGTCTTTCAGAATTAATTTTATTTTTAATAGTATAACCATAAGGATATACTAAAACTTTTCCTACTAAATCTGGATATTGTTCATCTTCAACAATTAATACATAAGAATAATATTTAGTTGTTCTATTTAATAATTGTGCTTTTGCGTTGTCTGCTGCATTTTTAGAATTAAATAATTTCCAATATTCAGTACATAATGGACAATCTTTATCATAATTTTTCTTACAATCATAATATCCAGATATACCAGAAACATTTTTAATATCCACATAATGTACATGTTTTTCTATGGCACTTGGTCCAATTTTCCCATTTTCTAAAATGTTAGGAAGAAATCTTAAAGTTGCACGATATCCTATTTTTTTATCTTTTGCATCAGTTAATTTTGGTCTGTAAATTCCATCATTGATGGTTGGTTTGTTGTCAAAAACTGACATTGTTTCATCATCTGCTTTCACTCCGGAAAACAAAAAATCATCTGCTAAATTTTCATTTAAATTTTCACTCATATTTTTCATAATATTTTTTATATGAGGATAATTGTTTTAATCCATTAAATCTTTAAAATCTTTTAAATTTATTATTCTTTTAAATCCTTTAATTCTGTTAAATCTTTTAAATCCTTCATAATGATTTTTTAAATATGGAAATCTAACCATATATAAATATATTAAATATTTAAAAAAAGTTTTTAATTTTTTCTTTTATATTTAACTTATTAAAAATTAATATTAAAGCGCTTTAAATATTAAATTTGTTTATATATTATAACATCAAATAAAAGTTTTAAAATAATTTTAATCTTTTCAATTTAAGTTATAAATTATATAACATATATATTTATTATAAAAAATGAATTTTAGAAAGTTTGATAAATGATTGATAATCAATATATTACAAATTAGATAATAACTTGATTTTTAAGATTTTAAAAAAAATTAAATTATTTTTAAATTTTTTATTTCAGTCAAAATAGATTCATAATTTTTAAAATTTTTCATAATTTTTTTTTCATAATTAGGATCTTTCATAATTTTGTATTTAATCATATTATTTAAAGCATTAACTAAAATAGAAGAAGTTATATTTGAATAATTTATATTTTTATTTTTAAATACAGATAATACATGAAGTTCAATATCAAGACAAAAATTATCATATAAAATATACCTTTCATCTATTTTTAATTGTTTTAATAATTTGTTAATATTATTCATAAATTCTTTTAATTCTTTATAATATTCAACAAATATGTATTCAATTTTTTCTTTAATAATATTTAAATTCATATTTTATTATATATTTTTTTTGAAGAGTTCAATTTTAATATATAATTTAAAATTATACAAATTGATATGTCAATACCATTAAGATATGATGATTTAGGAACAATAAATGCAGTTAAATTAATACCAAAAATAGATAAATACAATGGATATATTCAACTTTATACAGAATTAGATTCTCATATAGAAGAAGGGGATACAGTATTTATTACATTTAGTGGAGATACTGCAAATTATCCAGATTCAAGTATAGATTTAGATAATTATATTTATATGATAAAATCTGAAGATTTTATCTATTCTGATTATGTAACAGGTTATAAAGTTATTTATGTAAATAAAAATAATAATTCATTTGTTATTGATAGAAGTATATTAACAATACAAACTGATGAAATTTATAATCATTATGTTAGTAAAGTTGTTGTAAAAGATATGACAATAGAAAAAGGTCAAATAGATTCTACATTATTTAAAAATGTAAATTTAAATAATGATGGTGTAACTGATGATGTAACTTGGATTCAAGGGGTTGTATTAAATGGTGATATTAATAATGTTGATTTAACAAATAAATATGAATCTAATTATATTACTCAAAAATTAGAATATGTTGATACAACATATAATTATACTAAATATATTAATTTAAATAATAATTCATTTGGATATTCATTCTATTATAATTTAACATCATCAATCACAAATAGTGTAATATATGCTGGGGTTTTTTATAATTGTAATTTATCATCTACAACTCAAAAAATAATCAATGGGGGATATTTTGAACAATGTACAATTGATAATTATATAATTAATGATGGTTATTTTAAAAATACGATATCATTAGCAGATAATATTATATGGAATAACGGAACATGGGATGGAAATATATTTACAATTTTATCTTGGGGTAATGGGTTATTTTTAAATGGTCAATTTGGTTTTGATGGAACTTCATCTCATACTTGGGGTAATGGATATTTTGTTGATGGTACTTATAAAGGATCTTTATGGAATGATGGAAATTTTCAAGGTGGAAATTATATTGGGTCATATTGGACTACAGGTGGTCAAGAATTTTCATCAATTTGGGAAAATGGTATTGTGAATGGTGGTGTTTTATCTGGGAAAACTTCTGGAAATACTAATGAATTAATTTTTAGAAATGTTAATATAAATGATGGTTCACTATATAATTTAATAATTAATAATTCTATAATAAATGGAGGAGAAATTAATACATCAATTATTAAAAATTCTGTAATTACAGGTGGTCAAGTTTCGGGAAGTACAGTTTTTAATTCATCAATATCAAATGGTTCATTATTAAATAGTGATTTATCATATAATAATTTTGAAAATTTAAATTCAATAATTGATGAATCTGTATTTTTATTTAAAAATACAATAAATTATGCAACAATTTCTAATAGTTATTTTGTAAATCCCACAACAGTAAATAATGGAAATTTTACTAGTAATATATTTTCATTAGATGTGAAATCTGGCTTAAAAGGAACAGTTAGAAGTAAATATTTAACAAGTGCAAGTACAATTGAAGAAATTATTTATATTGAATTTGAAAATGGTCATTATTTTACATCTGCTGATTCAGGAAAAACAATATATTTATGTGGATTCGAAGTATTAAATTTAAATACAGGATTTACAATTTCACCATATACAAAATATAAAATTCCTGGAACAACAACTGTATTTAATTCTGTTGGAGATAATTATATTTTAGTCGAGGAAACAATGGAAGATTATTATCAAGGAATAAGTGGATTTATTTCAATATATGATTTAGAAAATATACCATCTGCAACAACAACAATTAATAATGGGTTGTTTAATTCTGATGAATTTATAGGAAATGCTAATATTTATAATGGTGTTTTTAATTCCACAACAATGAGAAGTGGAATAACATTTTATAATGGTGAATTTAAAGGAGGTAATTTTAGTTCTACAATAGAAGATTCTGAAAATATTTGGATTAATGGGAATTTTCATAATGGGAATTTTGGTAGAACATTAACTAATGATTATCCAACTATCCACGTTTCAATGTTTTCTGATCATACAGAATTAATTACTAATACAACAGCCACAACAAATATTGTTATAGAAGAAATTTATCCATTGATAATATATACTCAGAATAAAGTTTCTGAAGATATTTCAAATAATTATATGACTACTTTCTTAAATTCATTAGCTTGGGAAGATGAACAAATTTTACCAACAACATCTCCACAAGGAGGAACTTATTCAATAAATCCAGCTAAAATAGTTTTTAAAGTTAATTGTGGAATAGATAAATTATTAATGTTGAGTTGGTTAAAAGAATCAAGTAAAAGTTTAGATATAATTGATCCAAATTATACAATAGTTAATCCGGATACTGGATCAACTGATATTTATCAATCATTTAATGATTTATATGGTAGTAATGATTATATATATGATGGTTATACTTATGATTCAGGAGATTATGTTTATCTTATTTTTAAATCAGATATTATTAATGATATTTATATTAATGCATCTCAAAATGAAAAATATGCATATGATAAAAATTTTAAAAATGCCTGGTCTATCGCAAATTCTGGTTATTATACACATCCATTACCTGTTTTAAGTGCCGTAACTACTATTAATAGTGGTGGTACTGATAATGTTTCAGGAGTAACGACTTATGAAATGAATTATGATGATGCGGGAGTTCCTCAAACTTCTGGAACAAATTGGATTTATGGTTCACCAATTCCACCATGGTGGTGTGATATTAATACTGGCACATCAACCCATTATGTGAATTGGGAAGGTTTAATAACTGGTGCAACAGGATTAAGTTTTGATACACCTGAATCTTTTGCTGATGATTCTGTTGAAGAATATAATATTGCAATTTCTGGTGCATCAACAACAGGACTTGAATATTTAATTGAAGATTCAAATAATTTCTTAAGTAAAGAACAAGAATTTTTTAATTCAACTTTACAAACACCCTTTGGTAATAATTTTTATGAATGGATGAAATATCATATTGGATTTAAAAATTCTCGTGGTCATATAACATCTGGATTAACAAGTAAATATGAAACAACATCTAACATAACAAGTAATATTTTACATTGGGATTATACTGGAATTACTAATGAAACTTGGATTCCTGTTCATAATATTGGTGGATATAATTCATATAATGGATATACCCCTATAAGTAGTGATGATGGTGGTATAATTTGGACTGGATTAACAAATACTGCAAATACTTATCAAATACTTGTGAATTTTACTGGAGATATAAGTATTGCATTTCATTCTGAACAACCAAGTGGAGTGACATCATATATGAAATCTATATCTAAAACATCAACTAATATTAATAATAATGTTGAATTTTTATTTGATAATATACCTGCAAATGCGCATTGGATTTCTATTGCTAATAATGCATATTCTGTTGTGAAATCTGTTGAAATGTATAGAAAATATAATTTGTCTGAAATTGATGGTAATTATATTATACCAAATACTGGATTAAGTTGGTATGGTGTTCCAATGGTGGATCAAAATATAAATTATAATGATGATCAAATGATTACATCTGCATCTTCAATATATAATTATAATTCACAGGAAACAATAATATTTGAATCATATTGGAAATTTAAAAAGAATTTGATTAAAAATAATAAAATTGAATATTATTTATTAAATTCAACAGAATCAGTATTTTCTAATTATTATAATGAAGATTATTATGATGATGGTTCAACTGGGAATGTTGCTGATGTTGTATTTACTACTGATGAAAAAGTTGAATTTCAAACTTGGAATTCAAATATTCAAACAAGTATGATTAATTTTAATAGAGTTTGTGGAATTCAAATGAAAACTGTAAATGTTCCTTCACCAATAATTGATTCATATAAAGATGATTTTTATAATGGCAATTTTTATAACGGGGTGTTTTATGGTAAATGGCATGATGGTAAATGGGGTAATGGAGAATTTAAAGGTTGGAATTCTGCGACAACAATTACGACTTCAGGATCAAGTCAACATCTTCAATCACCAATAGCAATAAATATTACTAATGCTTTAAATGTAACACAATTTTATGAAAATTATAATCATTTAAAAAAGAAAGATTTATATTATGATATTGCTCCTTGGGATGATGCAAATAAAAAGAAATCTGAAATTATTTCAATAAAATTACCTAATAAATATAGAAGTTAAATATTTTTTTATATCTTTAAAAAGCAAAATAAATTTTAAATTCTTTTTCTGTAAATATTTTATTGTTTATTTTTCTATATATTTTATATCTATCATTAATTTTATCTACTAAATACCATTGATTTTTTTCATAAACAGGTTCATCACCATCATAACAATCTAAAAAATAATCTTTTATACACATAACTATGTTATGTTCCCCATAATTCATTTTTCCCATAATATATTTTTTTTTAAAATAATAATAATACTATTAATCCTACACCAACTCCCCAAGAAACATATTTTTGTATTTTCTGATTTCTGATTTCTTTTTTATAAACTTTTTCTTTTTCTTCCATTTCAGATTTACAATTTTGAGTTTTCCCCTGTTCATCTTTATTGATTTCATTTTTAGTTTCAATAATTGTATATAAATTATCAATCTTATTTTCATATTGTATTGAAATATTATTAAAATCAATTACTTTTTCTTGATATTTATCAAAATAAAAATCTCTTTGTATTAATCCATTAAATAAATATGCTGTTTGTTCAGTATAAAAACAATAATATGTACTATCTCCCATCTTAATTACTTTTGGGGTTAAATCAATATTAGTAATTGAATCTTTATTAGTAATTTCTGTTGGTATTGTATCCTGAGAATAAGCTGACAACATTATCAGGCTTAAGATTAGTAAAAGGTATATACGTAGCTTTTTCATTATCATTTTGTTTATTTTTTATTGAATCAATATTTAATGTAATTTCTTTATTTTTACCAAATAATGAATCTATTTTATTATTTTTTAATTGAATTTGGTTATTTAAACTATCTTCTATATTTTTATGTTTTAATTCAATTGAATCAATTTTATTTTTATAAGTATTTGTTTTATTATTAAACACAACATATCCAATTATTAAAATAATTATTGTGTATATTATAATAAATATTATCTGTTTTTTCTTGTTTGTTTTTTCTGATGATTCAACCATATTTATATTTATTTATTTTCTTTATATATTAAACTGATAGTGTTCTAAACAATTTTTTACAATAATAATTTCAAAACTATTTTAATTTAAAAAATGGCTTTTTTTTATTAATATATAAAAGAAAAAATAAATTATATTATGGAAAATATGAAAAATATGAAAGATTTCAAAAATTTGAAAAATAGTAAAACTGTAAATGAATCAACTATTACATTAGGAGACACATTTAAAGTTAGAAATTCAATTGATATACCTAAATCTTTAATTGCAAGTTATATGAAAAAAGTTAAAGATGAAACTGGGGAAAAATTAGAAGATAGATTTGGTAAAGAAGAAATCGCTGAAATGTTGGTGGATTTTATGACAACTAATTATTTAAATATTGAAAATTTCCCAACATCTATTGTTCTTGGTGATGTAAGTACAAGTGTTCAACCACAAATGCAAACACAGATACAACAACCACAAATTCAAATGCAAGATACTCAATCACAGAATCCTCAAGCACAAGAAACTGCACAAGACATTCCTGCACAAGAAATTCAAACTCAAGTACAACCTCAAGGACAAGTACAACCTCAAGGACAATTACAACCTCAAGGACAAGGACAAGGACAAATTCAAACAACAGCTAATAGTCAAGAAATATAAAAAAATTAATATATAAAAAAAATCTCAATTGATCGAGATTGAGATTTTTTTTATTTATAAAATAACTAAATACCATGTTAAAAAAATATAGTAATTTTAATTCTAATGAATGTAAAGATAAAAAAGATAGTATTAAAATCCCATCTATTGAGAAACCTGTTATCAAAAATCCCAAAGTTTCTATATCAAAAGATGCAAAAATGATGAAACCTATTTCTAAAAAACCTAAAGAACCTAAAGCAGAAGTTGAAGAACCAAAATTAGAAGAAAATTTAGAATATATTTTTGATGGTAAAGTTGTGAATTTTAAAAAATTAATTAAACCATCTGATACTTTAAAATTATTAGAATCAAAAAATATTTCAAAAGAAAAACTACATTATATAATTACAGAACAAAATAATTCATTGGTTGTACTTAAATATAATATTGATACAGATATTAAATTAAACATTTTTTCAAAAACATTATTAGATTATTATAATAAAAATGAAAAATTAAAAAATATAATGAAAAATATTGAAATTATTGGTACAGAAACATATGCTATAATAAAAAATATTCCTAATTTAGAAATTAGAGATATGATTAGTGAAAATATTAAAAAATTATTAAAATAATTCTTTCTCCATTATTTTTAAACATTGAGTAACTCCAAATTTAGACCCATTTATCACATATCCATATAAACTAAATATACTTTCTTCTTTTGGTACTTTCCCAAACCAACCATTATTATTACATATTTGATTAATATCATTTTGATATTTAAGATAAAAATCAAAAATCTCACCATCTTCAACAAAACCAATTAATGGATTATCATTTAAATTTCCAGCAGATTTATTAATAAAATTTTGAACATCAACTA